TGCTAGTATTCGCAGGACACAACCCGGTTATAAGTGGAGCCATAGCTTTCAATTGACCGATCAAGGACTCGTGACTGATCACGACATTCGTGGGAGTAACACCGTCCGCGTAGCTTACATGCCACCTTACATTCTGAATCTGTTACTCGCTCCTTTACAATTAGAACTAAAGGTCGCAAGAAAACTGTTACCTGGATGCTTTCATGACGGCGATGCTAAACGTAGACGACTTGATATAATTCGTAAATCCGTTAAATTCATGTTGGAGAGTGATTACTCCAATTACGACCGGCATATGCCGCAAGACATCTGGCTTGAATTCTGCAAGTTGTTTCTAGAAGGCCATTCCCATTCTAGTTATTGGATGGATATGTTAAAGTTCGTTCATGGAGGACTACCCATACTGTGGCCTGACTTTTTATCTGGCGCGGGAGACTCAAATACTGGAAATGGTTGGGCGTTTGTTCCGCAATCGTTAGGACTGGTATCTGGAATCAAGATTACTTCTGAAGAGGGTACGATCGTAAATAGTATCATTTGCCTACAGGCAATGCTCAACGCCGGTACGTTAGATGAAAAGTCTGCTGAACGGTACTTAATGCAATATGAAAGTAAGCCGGCTGGAAGTAACTTTGAATTCTTCCACATCCAGTCCGATGATACTTTATGGTTGGATAATAACCCTGAAAGGTTGCTCAAACATTTAAAGGAATTCGAGGATTGCGCTAAACAAGCTGGGATACCCACGAAGATCGAAATGGGTGATCGTTTCTTGATGCGGCATAATATTCAAGGTTCAGATATTCCAGTTCCTCTACGTGTTTTACAAAATAGTATCTCAAATGAAGAACCGGTAACAGACGCTCTGAAGTTCGCTATTGGCTTATGTTCAAGATCAGATGGCCTATTTGGCTATAAGACGGTCGATGCGTTTCAAACAGGAAAACGCATTAAGGTGAATGGCGCGTATATCGTCTTGTCCGTTTTAGTGATAAAGGCAATAAAGGAAATGATGAGTAGTGCAATGAGGAGTAATGCATTAGCGAACAATTTGATCGCTTTATTGGAGGAACTCGGAAGTTCTATGTTAGCGGGTCGTTCGGTAGAGCAAGCACTAGTCGACGAAGCATTTTTACTGTCCGAAGTGGTACCCCCGGAAGGAACTCTACACGATCTTGACTTAATCAGAAAGAGAGTTGCACACTTGCTCGCACAAAGGGAAATTGATATGATCATGCAACGTAATCCTAACGCAGCTCGTTTAGAGAGTTTAGTATGGCAATTATATGCTGATCGTTTTAGGCCTAGTAGCGCACAGTTGCTAGAGGAAATATTCACTTTGGCTCCTGAACTCAGAAAAATTGTGACGAATCTTACTACCAAGGAGAATGGATTCTTCCAATTTGCTACTAATAAATTAAAAATTAACATGGATTTTCATTTAGGATATACATAAACATCCTAATGAATGTTCA